TCCAATGGAGGAACTAAACGACTCTCCCTCAAGCTGCGCGCCTTTTACAAAAAACGCCATAGCAATCGGACCCTTCCCGTCTGCTTGCGGCTCCCGCAAGATAAACTGCAAGTCATGATTTGCAAAGTTAAACAAGTGATCTGCTACGTTGCCCGCCTTAAGGTCGGAAACGATAGCGCTAACACTTACGTTAACAGTGATTGGGAAATCAAGCGGTCTTGTATATGCGTAAGGAGTTCCAAGTCTTTGAAGCGGTGTTCTAGAAAGAGGAAGCTCGATACTAAAACTTTGAACGTGACAGCTGCCAATAGTATGATCTGTTGGAGGTGTTCCATCAGGCATAGTATTCATAAGTGCCGAACTACCATCTGTACCAAGATGCATTTCAATGTCTCCTGGACGTAGGCAAGAAAATCCGTCTGCTTGGCCCGAAAGTTTATCGGCGTCACCAAGAGTTGGGTCTGTTCCGCTATCATCCAAAACGCCACTAACTGGAGTTGGAAGACTGAATTGAACGCCCTGAATAGGTGTTCCACGCTCATTGTTTACAGCAGGAATATCAATATTATGAAATCCTGCATCTGACTTTAAGTTCAAACCTTCTACTGTAACATTAGCTGTAGGCATTCCACCCACAGAAGCTTCAACAGAATAGTTTGTAACATAGCCATTTCCTAAAGCAATAGTAGAGGCTGTGCTGTCATCTGCATCACCATAGTTATCAAAAATGCTGTTGTTAACTGCGTCTGTACCTTGTTTTGTGGTTAAGATGAAATAATTTCTTCCAGCATAATCATCCTCTTGCTTGTCTGTTTTTACAAAATTAACTGCAGTTCCGGCGTCAAGAGCAGCGAAATCTTCTAGGTTAAAGCCCATAAGTTTTTCGTTTGATCCATTAGTTAGATAATAAGAAAAATCTAAACTAACTGTTGGAGGCTCAATAGCTACGGAATCGATTCTGGAAAGCTGTCCAAACTGATTAACGTCTTGCCTGTTGATTGTAAAACTATAGTTTGCACTTTGCACACGATTAAGTTGTCTTACTGCTGGAAGGATGTCCCAGTCTGTAAGAGCAGCATTATTTGATAAATCATAATTTCCATTATCTGTGAAATCAGTTAATGCAACCAATGGAGCTTTTACTGCTGTCGATGGCCCACTTTCTTGAGACGCCTCGAAGTACCAGTCTTTGCCATCATCTGTAACTTTAACTACATCGTCGACGGAATAATCTACTGCAGCGTCAAAGTCGCCTTTAAATGGAGCGACCGCAGCTCCTCCAGCATCGACAAGGTCCGTGGGTTTGGTAATTAATGACCAAAAGTCAGTGTTGTCTAGGATGCATAATTTTGCGATATTGTCTGGCTCTTTAACCAAGCCCCAAACTTTACTACTAACATCGTCGCCATTGGCGTCGCTAGCATTGTTGCTTTTAGCGGTAATGTGGTGGCCTGTAGCTTCAGGCTGACCCACGTACAGCGCTTCACTCTGATAAATAACTCTATTTCTAGTTGCCATAATTAAAAGTATTCTCTTTCTATTACATTAACTTTTTTAAAAAGAGAAATTAAATTCTTGGATAGCGATATGTATTAACCTCAAAATCTATAAATCCTACGAATGTATTTGGGTTAATTGTTTTAGTTACTCTATCGCTAAGCTTGGAAATATCCACTCTATCAATATAATGTAATGCTGATGGATTATTATTTAATCTATGTTGTGCTAAATCTTCGTAATTAAAATTAAATGCGTCTCCGTATTCATTAAGGGGGTAGTCTTCAAAAGCAAGCGCGGCAAAACATTCTCTAGAGGAATCATTAAAGATAGATAATACTGCGTCAAGCTGATAAATATTCTCAGCCATAACGACACATCGTATGTCTGCCATAGTTTTTTCTTCTCCACCCAATGAGAATGGATCGTTTGTTGATCTAATATTATTTATAAATATTGCTGGAAGTACTTGATCGTAAGGAGGTATTGGGTTTAAATCTTGATTAAATCTACTATTAAAATCAAACTTGCTTTCTATAATTAAATTTTCTTCTGTTTCATTTGTAACATATATATTAAAATCTTTTACAGAATATTCTGCTTGTACTACTGATGCTGATGAACCTAATGATGTCACTACTCTTCCATTTATATAATCTATAAAAACTATATCTCCATTTTGGCTAGTTGCAGTCCATGTTATATCTTCCCACTTATTTGATACGCCTGGTTCTTCAGCTTGTTCTGTATATTCCATAGCAATCCAAGCCTGTCCATTATGCTCTACAAAATCTCTGGGCTGATAATTATCTGTGTTGCTCCAAGCTGTTAGCGTGGAAGGGTCTATGCCGCCGCTTTTAGGAACACTAGTTCCATCAATACTCACGTTAAATGGTACGTCTGCATCAGTAATGCTTTTGTCAAACACCCATTGTTTGTAAGGGCTAGAAAAAGTTTGTAGTCCAGGCAAGCGATCATCTTCAAGATAAGATAAATCATCTGTCTTGTTCTCATACGCTTCACCCTTCTTTAATAAATAGTTCTCAAACCATAAAGAAAAGCTTGTTGTAATTTCGTGCTGGAATTGTGGTTTCATAATGTTAAGCCATAAGATTGAAGTTTTGTTTTGAAATTATTAAGTATACTTGATATATAAGATGTATTTCTAAATACACCTCCAGTGCTATATTTAGATTGGAAACCTTCTCCTGATCTGCTGGCGCTAGATTCTACATCAATATAGTTTCCTATTCCAGACACCCCCTGCTCAATGGATTTAACCCAGCTTCTGCCTGAAGCCCAGGGCAAGGGAGTCGCGGCATATATATCTTCTTTATTTGGAATTTCAACAATGTATCTTCTGGTTGCGGTGCGCTTCTGATTTCTTAAGAAGCGAATTGAGATAGACTTTTCTAAAAACTTTCTAAGATCTTCTGCTGGAGCTTCAGCTCTATCGAAGCCAAGAAAACCAAACAACGTACCCTTTGTCACGAAAGCACCATTAGATTCATTATTAAGATCCCTCGTTACAGGATGCATGTCGAACTCTCTAAATAGTTCTTTCTTGCATTTTTCAAAGTGCGCAAACACTTGTGTGTCCATTTGTTTTTCTACATTTTTATCTTGCAGAAGTTTAAGTTGTAGGGATCGTCTTAATGCCTGGCTCTGAATCATTTTGCTTCTACAGGTTTTAGATACAAAGTATAATAATTGACTTCAAACAGGCCATGTGCTCGTGGATCAGAGTCAACCATGAACATTCTCTCATCAAACTCTATTCTTTTTACATCTTTAATTTGTAGATAATCTTCTTTTCTAAGTTTAATCCTGACACGACTATTCCCGTCTACTCTTTTTACTTTAGTACTCGCCCCGAACTCTCCAAAGTATTCTGTGTCTCTATTGTCATCATATAATATGCGAGCTTGAAATATAAATTTTTGTGGTACGTTTTGTACGCTAGGTGCTGCTCCAGTATTATTATAAATATAATTGTAATTTATATCTGTGTTGATAACAACCTTCTGAGCTTCTTTGTAGACAACAATCTCTCTCGCGAATGTGTCATGCAAATGTGCGAACTGTTGTGCAAAAACTTTTTTTGCTAGATCTGATATAAAACTTGCCATAATTTATTCTACACTAAATAATAATAGGTGTATCAACTATTAGGAATAAGGTTATGGAAGCAGAAAATATTTTTCGCAAACATTGCGAGAGGAGTACTAAGTCTTTGTTTAAAGGTTTTCTAATGATGTTAGAGGATTTGAACGAAGAACACAGGATTAATTTTGCAAAATTAAAGCGAAATTTACCTGAAGAATATGAAAGTTTAATTGATCAAGCAGATTACTTTGATCAAGATAAGTTGCAACACTTAAGGAAAAGGACTCTAGACATTGGAAATGAGACTATTAGGAACATTGAAGGTGATTTAGAAAATTTTACTATAGGTTTTGTATTTAAATAAATATAATTAAGAAAGGAATAAGGAATGAATTTATTAGAAAAAGAAACGCAGGCCGAAGAAGAAAAATCTTTGGATAAAATTAAGGAAGTTTACAGCTTTACTGTAGAGCAAACTGAAAAAGTTAAGGTTACTGAGCAAGAAACTCGTAAAAACGAGGATGGTTCTGAGGAGGAAGTCGAGGTCACAAAAGAAATTGACCAAGCAGTTCCATATCGAATTATTATCAAGCAGCCAAATCGTAGAGAGATGGAAGAAGCTGAACTTGAATACAGTATTGAAATGAGCAAATGCGTCAAGCAAGGCATTCTTACTAAAGCCATGCTGGCAAAGAAATATTCTGACAGCGGAGGACTAATGCCAGAAGAAGACGCTCAAGAACTTACTCGACTTTACATGAAGTTTGGAGAATACAGTACGGAGCTGGGACGACTAAGCACAAAAGTCTCTAAAACGCAAAAAGATAAAGATAAAATTGCTGAACTATCTGCAAAATTAGGAGAAGCTCGCAAAAGTATCGTAAACGTTGAAACTAATTACGCCTCTTTGTTTAATCATACAGCCGACTCTAGAGCTGCTAATAAAGCGGTAACATGGTACCTACTTAATCTATCTTACATAAGAAAAGACGAAGAAGATGAAGTAAAGCCAATATTTTCTGGCGAAACTTTTGAAGATAAGGTTGATGAGTATTATAGGCTTGAGGAACGAGGAAGTGAAATCTACCACACCATTGCTAATAAGCTTACTACATATGTAAGTTATTGGTACTATAGTGCTGGAGCTGTTTTAGCTGAAGACTTTGAGCGTCTGCAAGAAGATATAGATAACGGGGAAGTATAATGTCCACAACAACTGAACACCGTAAGGCGTTTAGAGATGTTGTAAGAGGTTACTCTTCTGTAGTTTACAATGAAGAGATTATCTATATGCGCCACTTGACCCCTCATGATCAAGTCGAACTTGAGGATATTAACGAACTATACGTAGCCAAAGCTAAGAAGAGAGGGCTACCTACTAATGATGAAATTCTAAAATTCCTTGCAGAGGAAGGCGATTGGACTGACAAAGACGAAGATAAGATCGAAAAGTCTAAAAGATTTTTAGACAGCTTAATAGATTCAAAGAAAAAAATAGTACTAAAGTCTGCCATTGATAAGCAGAACGAAATAATAAATAAAGAAAAAGAAAAGCTGGCGGTACTAGAACAACAAAAGGATAATCTCATGGGCAATACTTGTGAGAAATATGCCGCCCAAAGGACAAACGATTTTTATATATTAAAAAGTTTTTATAAAGATAATAAATTTTTACAACCATTGTATGATGAAAAACAATATGATGAATTAGATTCAAAACAAATTGCTGAATTAATTAAATTATATAATGATACGTTTTCATCTTTTACTGAAGAGAGTATACAATATTTAATATTAGAAGAGTTTTATCATCCATATTTAAATTTTGCTGAAGATAGTATGCAATTTTATGGCAAGCCTTTTTGTGTGTTAACATATAATCAAGTTAGAATGATTGTATATACTAGAATATTTAAAAATATATTCGAAAGTAATGAAAATATTCCAGAAAAAATAAAGAAGGATCCAAAAGCTTTATTGGATTACGGAAGTACTTCTACTGAAGAAAAAGAAAAAATGAAATCCAAGTTTGAAGAAAGTGATGGAGCGACATTGGTCGGTGCGAAAGATGAGGATTATGAATACCTTGGAATAAAGAAACCTGCTGGCGGAGTTGATCTCCACGAAGAGGCAAAGAAAAAAGGAGGCTCTCTTTCTATGGAAGACATGATGAAGCTTTCTGGAATATAGAAAGAAAATACGTGTAATACTGTGTCAAGGAACAAGGCATGAGTATAAACATTGATGTACATGGAAACACAACACCTCTAGAAAGAGATGTACAAGCTGCTGTTAAGCGGATAAATCGTACTGGGGGCATCAAAATACGCTTAGATGAAAAAGGGGTTACTCAACCCCTTGGAAACATGAAGCGTAGCGCTGATGAGTTTACAAAATCATTAGAAGCATCTAACGCCCGTGTTCTTGCGTTCGGAGCTTCTGTTGGGATTATCAATGCCGTTGCAGATGCATTTAAGGGGCTAGTGACAAGCACCATGAAGGTTGAAAAGAACCTGACTGACATTAATGTAGTCATGGGTCTTACTAATAAACAACTAGATAAATTTGGAGGTGGTTTATTCAAGGTCGCAAAAGAAACTGGCGCAGGATTCGACGCGGCTAGTGAAGCTGCAACTGAATTTGCTCGTCAAGGTTTAAGCGTTAACGAAACTTTAAAACGAACCAAAGACGCTCTTGTTTTGACTAGGTTGACAGGCATGAAAGCTGCAGAATCTGTGAAATCTTTAACCGCAGCCATGAATACATTTAAGGGTGAAATATCTGACTCCACAGCTTTGGTAAGTAAGTTTGCTGCGGTAGATGTTAAGTTTGCTGTTAGTGCTGAGGATTTTGCTCAAGCCATAGCTCGATCTGGTCAGGCTGCTAGAGATGCAGGGGTTGATATTAACCAATTAATAGGATTAGTAACTGCAGCTCAAGAGCGTACTGCTCGTGGTGGCGCTGTTATTGGTAATAGTTTTAAAACAATTTTCACCAGAGTACAAAGAAGCTCTACTCTTAACGAGCTAGAGAATATTGGTATAGCTGTAAGAGATTTGTCAGGAAATACATTGCCCGCAATTAAAATTCTTGAAAGCTTAGCTAAAAAATACGACCACCTTAATGATGCTCAAAGAGCTTACATCTCTCAGAATGTGGCTGGAGTTTTCCAAGTGAATATTCTTAAGGCTGCTTTGGCAGACCTTGGTAAAGCTAATAGCGTTACAGCTCAAGCAACTCAAATTGCTGCAAGCGCTACTGACGAATCTAATAAAAAGAACGAACAATTAAGGCAAACTATGTCTGCCCTCGCTGGAGAAACAGGCGTGGCGGTTCAACAGTTAGCTAAAACAATCGGAGATATTGCTCTTGCTCCTGGAATAAATAAAGTTTTAGACGGCATCAAGGGCATGGCCGAGTGGGCTACTGGGATTTTAGGAAACGGAGAAAATGAGGGAAATAAATTCGCCCAAGGTTTATTAAAGGGAATTGGTAATGTTATTACTGGCCCTGGGCTTGTTGTGTTTGGAGCTTTGTTTACAAAACTTTTTGTGAATGCAGCAAAATATGCAGCGAGCAGTTTGTCTAGTTTATTAAATATCAATAAAAGCGCTTCTGCTAGAAAAAATATTGAACAAAGTTTGATGATGGTTCTGACTCAGAATGCAGCGCTACAACAAGAGATGCTTAGGACTGATATTTCTAGGGCTCAAAAAGAGCAGATGATTTTAAATATTATTAAACAGCAAACAGTCGAAGCTCAGAAGCTCTCTCAAATAAGCAGGTCTATGTCTCCAGGACTTATTAAATCTGGAGTCGGGCCAAATCTAGCATACAAACCAAGAAGAGCTTTCGGGTTTGTTCCTAATTTTGCTGACGGTGGCGACGAAAAGCAAATGGCTAGAGCAGGAGGTTATACCCCAGGACACTTAAGGTCTATGAATATTCCTGGCGCAGGAGGAGTTATATACAACAGCTCGGAAACTGTTAAAAGATTCCCAGGATTATCGCAACCCGCAATCATGCCACCTCAATCAAGCAAAGCTGGAGAAAATTACAAGAAAATGTTCGGCGCCGCACATGGATTTGATCCTTACGCGGCGAATGGATTTGTGCCCAATTTTGCTGTTCCGTTCGATCAAGCTTATCGTATTAGTGGCGACACGCTCAAAACGTACAAGGGACTAAGCTCTAGACAACAAAAAGATCTACTGCGCTTTGAAAGAACTGAAGCTTCTAAAATAATGCAAGGAAACGAACTCAATAAAGTAGGAGGGTCAAACATTCTCAAGAGCTATTTGGCTAAGCAACAAATGAACAGAAAGTATGCCATGTTCGTGCCTCCTGAAGGATTCAAAAGCCCAGTATCTTTTTACAAAGACGGTAAAAAACCTCAAGTATCATGGCCTGTATATGGACTAAAACCGAAACTTGGAATGAAAGATCCTAACTTAAGTAAAATGATGGAAAAATCGTTTAAAGAAGCTGGCTCTCAATATGCAAGTAAAATTTACAGCATAATTGAAAATCCAGATGGAAAAGTGAGTGGAGAACAGTTTTGGAGTAAATACAAGTCTGATAAAGCTGGAGGAGCTATGGGGGCATATAATTCTGCAGTTGGCGCTGTGTTCGAAACGGCTGTCAACGCAGCTATGAACTACGCAGCTAAGGTTCCTGATGGACAAGCTGACTTTGATGTCCGAGGTGCAGATAAGAATAAACTATCTAGAATATTTAATATAAGCGGTGTCGGGCTTGGGGCTTTTAAATTAGGCGATTACAAAAATAACTCTAGCAGCGTAGGCAATCGAAGATCTTTCTATCAAAAAATAGCTAAACAGGAAAAATTCAAGCCAAATAAAGCTTTTGGATACATTCCTAACTTTGCCGCAAACGCTTTAACAGATGCAATAGAAAGAGAAAAGGGAGCGGGCATTCCTGTATCTCAGATCAGAGTTGGAACTCATTCTCGACTAAAAAATCAAAGTAATCCACTAGGCATTGGAGTCACTAACACCAAGGACGAACCCAATGGGCTAGCGGATGTATTTAAGGCTAGTGGATTTGTTCCAAATTTTGCAATTAAAGATTTCTTTACTCAAATGCAAAGAGATCCTGAAGAAACTAAAAAAATACAAGCTATTAATGACAAGCTAGTAAAGAAAAAAGAAAAACAACTAAAAGCCTTAGACGGACATACAAGGACAATTAAAAAACTAGAAAATAAAAATAATTTAACCGATAAAGAAACGTCTAAACTTGCAAACGCTAGAAAGCTTGCTGCAAATACTGAGGCGAAATTAAAGCAAACAACTGACAAACTGATCGCAAGTAATCAAGCTGCAGCCTCAACCAGAAGTCGAAGTGGTAGAGCTGGCGCTGCTATTGCTCGAAACGGTGCGATGGCTGGCTTTGGGGGTATGTTTGCTGCAGATATGATCGCCGGACAAATAACCTCTCATGCGGACCCAACAAACAGAGCAGCTCATGGAAGCGCAGGCATGCTCTCAGGAGCTGCTACAGGAGCAATGATGGGTTCGTTTCTGGGGCCATTGGGGGCGGTTGCTGGTGGATTTATTGGAGCAGCGACAGGAATGATATCAGGTATTAACTCGGCTAATGAAGCTAGAGCAGAAGAGAAACGAGCTTTAGAAGAAGCTGCTGAAGCTGCTAGAAAAAATGCAGAAGCTTTTAATAAAAATTCATTTGCTCAAACACTAGGAAAAGCAGCCGCTACAAACACAGTATTGCAGTCAATTGGAGCATCTGCATCAGGTTCGGTATCTCTTGTCGGTAGGAATAATAAATCCTCAGTTTCCAGAAACGCAGCACTAGGCCAAACATTTATGGACGGCCAAGCGTTTGAAGGAAGCGTCGCACAAGCTAATGCGGAGCTCGCTAAAAGAGAATCTGATATTTTTAAAGGAATGACGATTTCTGATGCTATGGATAATTTAGAAAAGACAATCGCGGGAAATGGAGATAGTGGATTTAATGCAAGAATGTATAACGCTCATAATTTAAATAATCGTGACGGGGAATTTTTTGAAGCGGTTACAAAATATGCTGAAAATCCTACGGCTGGCGGATTTGCAGATCTTAAAACAAACTTTAACGAAGATTATAGTAGCCAACTAAACAAATTAAAGGATGCATCAACCTATCTTGCAGAAGGATTGTCGGGCCGATTTTCCTCTGCACGAAGATTCATTGCACACGATCCAACAGAAGGTCTTGCGGAATCAGGTAAAGCTCAGCAAAACAAGGATAGACAAGGGTACGCAGTAAAAAATCTTGCAAAATTTTTAGGCAGCATGGATTCAGGAGCAAAAGCAGATCTGAGGGGTTATGCTCAAGCATATCAAAATGAATTTATTAGCAATATATATACAGGCGGAGTAGAAGGCACTAGAATTCACGACATGAAAATCCAGCGGGGAAAAGAAACGATCGACGCCAAGCTTACAGGCCGAGAAATTGCAGATATACATTCGAAGGGAACAGAATCAGAAACCGCTAAACGACTTAATCTTAGTGATGAAGATATTAAAAGCTTTAGAGAAGAAAACATTAAAGCTATAAAGCAACAAGGGCAAATTCTTAAGCAGCAAACCGAGAACTACATAAAAACATTAAACTTTCAAAAAGTAGAATTAAGTATCCGCCACCAATTAAATCAAACCCTTCAAGAACAAAGCCAATCTTCTAGAGAGCTAGCTAATAAAAACAAAGCCTTGAGTGCAATTATGGGCAACACTTTATCTCAGGCAGGCAGGCAAAAAATGCAATCCGCAGAACAAAGATTAGACATAAACAACGCAAGAGCAAGCTCTGTAGCTAAAGCTCAAGCAGATTATAAATCTAGTCTATTTAAGTCTATCTCTGGAAACACCGTAGCAAGTCAATCGTTTAGAACGCTTTTTGGCGCAAACAGAAATGCAGAGACAGGAGAAGTAACAATAGACCCCCAAGCATTAAAAGAAAGTGGATTAAAAACTGTATTTCAGAAAGCTTATGGCAATGATACTGATGGAGACAAAGCGTTTACAAAATTTGTAAACAACGCAAAGAACACTTCGGTCGAGGATGCGCTCTCTGGAATTGATGGCAGGGTGATCGAGAGACTAATTTCAGGAGACGATGGGCTTGCTGCAAATAATGATGCTTTGAGGGTTACTTTAGAAGGTATATTAGAGAAGCGAAAAAACTCTCTAGAGCTATCCGAGGATGAATATAACTCTGCAATAGCTCAGCTTGGTATAATGGATCAAATTAACGACACCATTGCCGAGCAAGCAGACACAAGAAAAAAAGCGTCAGACGTTCTAGCTTTTGATATCAAGCAGCAAGAAAGGGGTAATCAGCTCGCCCAAAAAAGAATGGAACTAAGCAAAATGAGCCGCCAGGTTAGACAAGGGCCTGGGTATATAAATTTTGCAACGGGAATCAATAATCAAATCTCCAACATTAATAAATCAACGTTTTTACAGGCAGAAGACTTAAGAGATCAAGACGGCTTCGCTGCTAGACAATTTAATATAGACCAGCAAGGAAGATATAATCAACGAGATCTATTAGATCAACAAATAGCTTCCAGCTCCGACGAAGAAAACAGGGCAACGCTTCAAAAAGAATTAGAAATTTTAAACGAAAAAATACAACTCGCTCAAGACGAACGAGATGCAGAATCTAAACATAATAAAGACACGATAGTACTCCTGGAACGAATGGCCGAAAAAAGAAAAGAAATGCTCGAAAGTCAATTGGCCCTGCGACGTGGACCAGATGCGTTCCAAAACGGCATTAATGAATCCATGAAGAAAATGTCTGACGAATCTAAAGATTTTGAATATAAATTTGGAGAAGCTATACCTAACGCTTTCGCTAACTCTTTAAGCTCCGCAATGACTAATGCAATACGACAAGGAGGAACCTTAAAAGAAACCCTAACTGACGCCGCCATTTCATTTCTAAATACAATGAATCAAATGTATGCTCAACAATTCGCTCGAAACGCATCTCTTGCATTATTTGGAGATGGCCAAGCTAAATATAGTGGAGGCTTAGTTAGAAGAAACAAAGGAGGGCTGGTTCCTGGAAGAGTTACTAATGGAGAGTATCGCATGAACCCTGGGGCTGTGAGCCGATACGGCGTAGGCATGATGGATTCTTTAAATGCAGGCCATGTCCCCAAGAAAAACTCAGGAGGAGAGGCTAAAAAAGAAGGGTCAATGCTTGGAGCTCTCGCTGGTTTTGGAATTACTGCTGGCCTCCAAGGGCTTCTTGCTCCGAAAGAACAAAAGAAACATGTCGCAAGGCAAAAAGATCAATTTGAAACAGACGGAGCGTGGAAAAGACATAATATGTCTGCTCATTACATGCAAAATAATTCAAGAGTGGGTGAATATGTTGAGGGGTTAAGAGAACAAAAAAGAGCCGAAACTGCAGCTTGGGTAAAAAAGATGGAAAAGCGCGCTCAACTCGGCAGATCAATAACCAATTTCGTTGGCAATATGGCCATGAGTAAACTAGGTAATCATCTTGAAAACTCCGGAGCTTTTGCTAAAGCAGATATAGCTATGGGTCTAGGCAAGGAGGTCTCCAGCTCAGATGGTTTGTTTAAAGGAATACAGGCTCCAGATGGAGGCTTGAGGCTTACACAAGATGTTGATCTAGGGGTAGGTTCGTCTTATAAGGCTGGAGATTTAATTCCTGCGTCTGTATTTAATGACGCCAGTTATAACATGGACAATTTTAGCGTAGTACAAGGCGGTAACCATGGAGGGGTTTATAACTTAGGCTCATCTATGGAAAACTGGGGCGATAAAATTGGAAAAAAGTACGGTAAGAAAAAGAAAAACTCAGGCGGCCCGGTTAATGGAGCATCAGGAATCGATAGAATTCCTGCAATGCTAAGCGAGGGCGAATATGTAATCCGCGCGGACGCAGCAAGAAAAATCGGCAGGCCAACATTAGAAAAAATAAATTCAGGAAGATTTAATACAGGAGGTATTGTTTCCAGCAACTCTTCGGGCGTACCTGGGCAAGAGTCTACAGGAGCCATGAATAATAACATTTCAATCACAGTTAACGTTAGTGATTCAGGGGGAACAAGCGAAGAAAAGGATAAAGAAGGAGGTAGCAACAAAGACAAAATGGATAAAATGTCTGCAAGAATAAAAGATCAAGTTGTTACAGTAATTAAGGAAGAAAGCAGGCCAGGAGGATTGCTTGATAAGGGAGGAAATTAATGAGTTTTTCAAGCTATGAACAAGAATTTATAATAAATGATCAAGTTGTAAGTGGAATATCTTCCGTGTCATTAAATTATGGATCTAATATTACACCTTTATACCTTGCTGGTATAGGATATATTGATAGTTTTATTAGCGGGCCTGTTGAAGGAGACTTGTCTATTACTAGATATATGTTGGGTCCTGATATTTTGGCAGACAAACGAGATAACGAAGATATTACTGGAGGATTTGTTTTAGGCGAGGGCGTTCTAGAAGCAGGCTTTACTAAAGGTAGAATTATATCTCGACGAGTTGCATGTAATATAGGAGAGATACCTACTATAGAAAACACAATTAGAATCTACGGCAATTTTGGAGGAGGAATACCAGCTATCACAGGAAGCTATACTGACTCACAGGGGAATGCAATTAGTTCTTATGAAGGTGTCAAAGTTGATCAAGAAGATAGAGAATATACCATACCCACACAGGGCAGTATCATTGTGCAAATCGGTGGCAACGACTATGATATTCTTGGCTTTGCTATCGATAGAACTTTAAATATCGAAGCTTTATATGCATTAAATAAAGAACATGTAAATACATTAAAAAATTATGAAGCACATGATATTCAAATTATATATCCTATTGAAACGAAATTAGATTTTACTATCGCTCAAGAAGATTATAATATATTACAGATGAGAGAACTAATGGATTATGACTCTATTGAGACTGCTGTGGAAAATTTAGATATAAAAATATATGACCCAGAAACTATGGATGATGTTAGTCCCACAGTAATAAATGAATATCATATCACTAGAGCCAAAATATCCTCTGTTAATCAGAGTTCAGAAACTGATTCAGAGACCACAATCAATTTAAGCTTTGTAGGTTTTGAAACCGATCCACGCACCCCCGACGTTTACCAAAATGAGACCCCTACTCCCAGCTATGGATCAGACCTGCAAGGCGATTTTATAACACCAGAAGAGCAAAGCTCATCAGAAGAAAGGCTATTTGGAGGATTATGAGTGAGTTTACCAGTTTTAATAGATGTCTTATTGAGCTAGGAGACCAGCAAATATATGCAACATCAGCTAATCTCAGAATGGCTCCTACATTAAAAAGAGATGTTAGGTTTGACGGGTTTAGTTTAAATAAAGTAGGCGCAACTGTAAACGAGCCAACCTTTGTTCCTACTGGACCATTGACTGGAACGCTATCTTTTGAGTTTGTTGTCGCGGAGGAGCATTTTAATCCAATTGATACAATATTTGATATTAGTAAAGACATGAGCGAAAGTCCTATTGTTATGGGTAGGATTGGTCAATACAGATTTTGGAATGCTTATTTAACCAGCTTCTCTTTTACTATGGAGCCGTTTCAGTTAATTAAAGCTAGAGCTGAATATGAAATTTTTGGAACTATTCATGAAATAGGAGATAAAAAACTCGCAGAGGTTCCAGATGTAAATCCCGCTGAAAGTTTAAAAAGCTATGGTGAAATTTTTGCTACAGGTATTGATCTGCAGGATGAGAATAATAAATTTGATTTAAGAATGTTAAGTGCAGAGTATAGTGCTACAGCCACAAGAAAAAATACATATACAATTCGAATGAACGAAGGTCCTGGAGCAGATTTTTCTGGATCTGGATTGCTTCCATACAGAAGTGCAATAACAGGCATAGAAATTAATTGCGATATTAAATCAAATAAAATAATTAATTATATAAACCACGAAGGGGTTGTACAAATGCAGCATCCATCTGAGGTTCCCGAACAAATTGCAGTACAATTAAATCTTTACGGAGCAAAAAAAGAAAATGTTTATACTCATACGGATGACTCTGCAAAAAAAATTGATGAGGCGACCTACCTAAATATGAGTACCGTAGACCAAGCTATGTATAATGGCCCAGAAAGAGAGTCGATGCATATCGCTTCGTTCGCATGTAATGGCAAAGTAATGTCGCAGAGTTTAGATGTCGCTTCAGGAGGATATCTTAGTGGTAGTTTTAAAGTATCCCAGGTTGTAAGATGAGTAATAAATACACAGGTTTTTGGAATCCACAGCGCAATTATGAAGTAGGCGATATAGTTACTTATTATTCATCAAGCGGATATAATTTTACAGTCTTTTATGAATGTACTACAAGTGTTTCTGCAGTTAAAAATAATCTAGGTTACAGCGGGTGTCCATTGAAAGAATTTAAGATGCCTGTTCTATCTGGAGGTATTACTCCAGAAGTAATTGAATCTGAATCTTTTAATCCCACAAAAGGACATAAACTTGTAGAGATAACAGCCCAGTTAATGTCTGAAACTAACGATTGGACTAGTTATCAATGGTATCATCCAGATTATTGGGTAGGTCCAAACGGAAGCGATCTTGAGGTTGAGTCTGCTTTTTGGGCAGTTAAGTCTGTGGTTCCATCTCAAGACAATATAGATAATGCAACTGTTGATAATCAAAGATTTACTTCCACAGGAAGGTCAACAACTAGCGTAGGACTTTATAATACAGAAACAACAGAGGAAATAAGTTTTGACGATATAGCCGACTCGGAAGAAGGAGGCGAACTAGAAGCTGATAATTATTACATCTCCTCTGTTCAGAATTACAAAGGCTATTGGAATAAACAAAATGATTATAAAAAATTTGACATAGTTAGGCATAGAGAAAGTAATACTTTTTATTATGCCAAAAAAGATATTCGTAATTTTAATGATCAGGTTACAAAAACTTTATCTTGCGAAGCTTTTCCTCCTGATGTCCCCCTTGTTGATAATCATATTGGCACTTTAATTTTTAAAGATGGAGTTGGAGGTTTTTTAAGCGAAGGGTTTTCAGAAGGACAAACAGTTCAGTTAACTAGAGTTGGCAACTCAAAAGATTTAGGTATCTTATCAATTGCTAAATTGTCTGAGAAGATAATGGTTCTCTCATATTATTCCCCCAGCGGCGAAACTTTTCATGACATTACTCAAGAAGATTTCTTGCCAGTGATTAATACTCCTGAGGATATAGAAATTAGCGTAAAAGTCGTCGATGATCCAGATACCGATCCATTTCTAGATAATACCTTTGAGGCAAATTGGACTAAAAATTATTTTATATTTGATCCTGATTACGGATCTTCTGTGAAATTTTCTTCAACTACAATGGAGTATGCTTATGGAGACGGGTATAAATCTTACAGGCCCAAAGGAGCTAATAGTTTAAAAGTAGAATTTAACCTCAAGTTCTCTAACAGAAGTTCTAGAGAGGCTAACTCTATCCTGCATTTTGTAGAAAACAAACTGGGGCAGCATGAAGATAGTGAAAATAGAAAATTTACATTAGATTATAATCAAGGTATAGAAGGTTTTTATTTAGATGGTGGCATGTTATTCTTTCCATATCTTAATACAGAAAACTTAACTAGAAAATTTTATTGTTTTGATTTTAATCATACTATTGAAACAGAAGATGCACACAATCTTTCTTTAAATATATTTAATAATACTGCTAGCATTTTGAATAGAAATGATTATATGTATGTTAATCGCCCTGATATATATGACGAAGATAAAGTTTATAGGAAAAATGATGTTGTATATATTGAAGATAATGATGGGTATTATTATCATAATGGAGATTCTACATCTAGAGGAGACCCGCCAACACAAAAGAATCCGTCAACGGGAGAAGTCACGTCAATCAATCAAAATATATGGACTAGAGAATTTCATTGGTATCCGTCAACAACATTTGAAGTTAATCATTCCCCTGATATTATGGAGATGTCGGGGAAGACTTCTGCTTATACTCAATATTTCCCAGGAAACAAAGTTCATATAAACTTATTAAAGTTTCAATTAAAGTTTGAAAATAGAAGCGCCGAGGAAGCCTATGCCATTCTGCATTTCTTGGAGTCTCACTTAGGGTATAAGTCGTTTTTATACACCCCTCCAGCGCCATACAATAGAAAGAGAAGGTTTGTCTGTAAAGAGTGGACGCATACATATACATTTAAAGATAGTCATACTATAAATGCTAGCTTTGAACAATTTGCAATTGGACAAAACACCCCTCTAGATGATGATGAATTGGATGCCTTAACTATTGCTGCTGAGCCAGATCAAGCCCAGCTCGTAATTAACGACGAAATAAAACTGAACACTTCATACTCTCCAGCAACTTCACAAACTTTTCTACCTAGGGCAATTATTGAAATAGAAAACATAGGGGAAAAAGAAGCGACTAATCTTTCTGCTAGTTTGATTGGTGATTCCTCTAGTAAATTCAGTAAAAGCGTTATTGGTAATTATACCAATACAAGTCCTACAGTTGGAGGGATTGCTTACCAGATGCTTTCTGCACCAGAAGGCTACAACAACGAAGAGTCTGGGGTGTTTTTGTATACAAAAAATGGCACGCTAGAATCTCAAGATAACTTAGGAAGAAAAGCTAGTATTGATAGTTCTTTAGGGGTTTTGTCCTCTCGCTCTAGCTCTGGCTCGACTCATAACAGTCAATTGTTTTTATCTGAAGTATCAACAATACCCCCAAAGAGTAAGGCTTATATAGAAGTTTTCGCTACTGCTACCGAATCTGATAAAAACGTTGAGTATGTCGCAGAACTAAAAATAAACTACGAATCTGATTCCGAAGCTAAATTTGTTGAAGCCGAAATATCTTCACACATGGCTTATGAAAGCTCGAAAGAGGAAACAATTGATATAGATATTAGAGGTACTGAATTAAGCGAAGATATATATTTCAAAAAATACTCAACAGATGTATACGAAGAAATTCATTCGATTGATCCTAATGATCAAATAGAAAATTTTAAAGCAAGCGCAATGAAGGAAAGCGGTAAACTTGCCGAGCCAAGATCTCAAGAAGAGCTTGATAATATCATGTTGGAGAATGGAGTAGAAGGATTGATTGCTATTGGAGTCATAAGACAATCTGGAGCGTGGAAATATATGTCTGACGGAACTTCTTTTTCGCTGTCTAATGTTGGAGGGCAAAATGGAGACATACTTGCGATTAGAACTGGTGATAACTCCAGAGAAATCAGCTCTTTTCAGGCCGTGTCTAATGAAGATGCTAATATAATTGATGCAATATTTATAGAAAATTTAGAAGCTAATTCTTTGTCGAACATAAATCTTAAATCAATACTAATTGAGCAGTCCAGCGCCCAAGGAAAAGTAATATCTAATTTAAAAAATATTAATTTTAATATATATGGAGTTATATTCTCTGATTCTATTGATAAGGCAGCGATTAATAGTGGGTCCGGCTTTCTTGCTAATCAAAATGTAAATATTAATATTAAAGATAATGCGTTTATTATCGGCAAGGGCGGTAGAGGTGGAGACGGCATGTTTTCGGAGGGGAAAATGGATGAAAATGACGGCAGTAAAACATCTTTACCATATATAACTCCGCCGCAAGCAGGAGAAAGAGGCGGTAACGCAATAGAAATTTCAGAGGCAAACGTGCTGGTTAACTTCACAATAAACCTACCTTCTTCTGGCGGAGTTTTTGGAGGCGGCGGAGGCGGCGCAGGCGGTAATGTTGATAAAGACCAATACTTTGACTGGCCAATATCCGTATCTTCTCTTATAGATTTTGCTGGTGGCGGAGGCGGTGGAGCAGGCATGGGTGAGTCAGGAAACATTTTAGGTCAATCTGCAATTTTAAACCAAGCAGGAAGTGGTGGAGACGCTAAAACACATTCTTTATTATATAATATGCAATCTGGATCGGATGGCGGCGGGCCAGGCGAAGATGGAAATGATAATAATCAGTTAAAAATGTTTGCTGTAAGTGGAGGAAAAGCTGGTTTTGCTATAATATATTATAGTAGCAATCAGATTTCAATACTTGGCGAAACTGCTTCGAATTTTAAAGGAGGAAGGAAAATTAGATAATGGAACCAGAAAGTTCAAAAAAAAATATAACAAAAGAAATTTTTCGATTAGAATCTGATGCAATAGTGGAAATGTTTGAAATTGATTTTTCTCATTTACAAAACGACTTTTCTTTTCTTAGCAAAAAGCATAAAACAGATTTGGGTCCAGAGCCCGTATATAGGTTTTGCTCTTCCGTAAATAATACAAATCCAATTATCTGGCAAGGGAAATCTTATCAACCCCTACCAATATTTACTACTGATTTTGAAATGCCTTCTGATGGTAGGTTGCCTAGACCTAAGCTTGCTGTGGCTAACCCATCTGGATTATTATCCACTATAGTTCTAATGAATTATGACTTTCATGGATGTAAGGTTTCAAGAAAAAGAACGTTTGTTAAATTTTTAGATGACGCAAATTTTAGATCTAGAAACGGGGAGCCTAAAAACCCTAGTGGTATGGCAGATCCTAATGCGCACTTGCCGGACGACGTTTTTTTTATTAATAGAAAAATCGCTGAAACTAGAGAGAGTATAGAATTTGAATTAACCTCCATGCTTGAAATGGAAGGAATTGTTTTTCCTGCAAGAGAAATGCTTGCAGACCATTGTTCTTTTAGATATAGGGGCCTAGGCTGTAGTTATGCTGGAGCTCCATGCAGTACCGAAACCGGATCTACTTTTGCTAAATATGGGATCACAAAGTTCACAGACCCAAGAACTAACCAGGTTTTAGAGTCTTCGAGCTGGGGAGATAATAGTCAGCATTTTTTAAATAGCATTAAGTGGGATGTTGATAATAGTTATCAGAAAGGTAATGTTGTTAACTGGCCTGGTATTAAAGAGCCTTATGTTCCATCTATTTTTGTCTGCATACAATCTCATGAAGATCCTTCTCCTAATCCGTATATAGCTAAAGATTTTTGGATAATGGATAGTTGTGCAAAAACTCTTGGAGCATGCATGAAACGTTGGGGAGGTAATCTAGCTAACGGAGAAACTATCCCTTTTGGGGGTTTTCCAGAGACTGCTAGCTTTAGACATCAATAAAATGCATGAATTTACACATGGCTTACTTAATGAAATAAAACTGAAGTCTTTAGAAACTTCTGAAGAAATCGCTGGCGTAATATTTAAATTTAAGGAATTAAATTTTTTCCAAATGGACAACCTATCTTATTCAAAAGAAGGCGAATTTGAAATTGACCCAAAGGTTGTATTATTAAAGGATAAAATCCACTGTATTTTTCACTCTCACCCAGTATCTGACGCAGCTCCTTCTACAAAGGATAAGAATATATTTAAAAATCATAAAATACCCTTGTTAATATATAGTTGTATTTATGATAATTTTGTATTTTTTAATGGCGAAAAGTGTAAGCCTATAAAGGTATAAGGATGAAAAAGATTTATTTACATGGCGTGTTTGCTGAGCACTTTGATAAAGAGTGGGAGCTTAATGTTACATCTCCGTCTGAGGCAATAAATGCTATTGATGTTAATACAGGAGGCAAGTTTAGAGAAATGATTTTAAATATGGCTCAAAATGGTAATGATTTGGCCATGGCTTCTATAGGAGAAAATCAAACAAAAAAAATAGCAAAGTTTTTAGAACAAGATAATTTTGACGAAGATTTGCTAGGCCATATATTCTGTAATGAAAAGACTATACATTGCCAAACAAAAGATTCTGATCTACATATAATACCAATTATTCAAGGAGAAGCTATATTTACACCCATGATAGCTCTGGCAGCCAAAGGCTTAAAAGCAGCTGGGGTAGCAATGAAAGGAATGAGTTTAAGTAAAGCTGCTTTTAATATACTTGCCCCAATAGCAGTATCAGCTATCGCTAACGCTTTATTTCCATCTCCAAAAGTATCAGATCAAACGAGAAGAACTAAATCTTATCTATTTGATGATAGGCCTAATACCACTGCGCAAGGCGCACCAATACCTGTAGGATACGGAACCTTAAAAATTGGTTCAAATACAATTTCATATAATAGAACTAATAAAGATAAAGGCGGAGCAGCAAAAGGAGGACTAATCGAAACCTTCACTACTTACAATGTTTACGATGTTTTGTCCGAAGGTCCAATAGGAGGACTGTGTGATATGGCGGGGAATATATGTGGAGAGAAATCAGACGGAAATATAAATGTGTATAACTCGTTTGACGATAATCTCGCTCTGAAATCAATATTTCTTTCAGACATGGTAATTATGAACCATCCTGCAAAAACACTAAATTTCTTATTGAATGAAAATGATCTTCAACCAAGCGGAACTTTAGGTTACATGGATAGATCTTTAGAACCTGGTTCTGGGTTTTTTATAGCAGGAGAATCTGAGAGCGCAACATCATCTATGCTACCTGGGCCAGATAAAGGGTCAAAGCGACCACCTGCAATATTAACTGGCCTGCCAACGGTTTTTCAAAACGCACAGTCAAACGGAGCAAAAATATTTTCTTACCCTATAACAAGAAATCATACTCAAGTTGTTAAGATTACTCTATCTCCCAAAGCTATGTTTCATAATTGGACAGACCAAAGAGTCAGAAGGGGGTTTTTGGGGATTGGAGCAAGATCAAGCGTGGTTACTGGAACAAGCGCTGTTTCTATAAGTGTAGTTGCTTGTGTTAGAGATGGACCCGCAGCAATACCTCTTATATTTCCTAGAGACTCCGGAGGATGGGGAGGAGGAGAAGGTGGAACCACTTGGGGTGATACAAGTAATTCTCAGAGACGAGTTACTGGGTTTTTGGGTTCATCAAATCAAGTTTCTGACCCTTCTCCTTGGGATACGAATTCAGCAGATTTAATTCGTAAGTTTTCTTTGGCGATATTTTTTGGTGATACAAAGGTATTTGCTGAATGCAATGGGATTTTTAATTTTTTAGAAAAATTTAGATTAGCGCTGCTTTCAAATGAAACCTTATCCGCATCTTTTAATTTTGCAAATGTTTCTGGGCTTAAATTGATTGAAGCTATTGATCAAATTTATAGCGACGACCAATACGAAAACAAAAGAACTAGCACAGGTGAAATATTAGTAGATCTAGTGAGCGCTATTAGGACTGGGCAGTCGCCCTTGGAGTTGGGATATAGATATTACAACCAAATTATGCCTTTAATAAAAAAAGAAACTTATAAAAAATATGGTATTAGTAATAGAGCAGGCTTTAGGGTTTTAGGGGCTGATGGCATGATATACGCCTGTGGTGAAAAACAATATTCTACTTTGACGGTGCACGGACTATGTACAAGCCCAGCAGGCTTAGATATGCATATCGCGCTGCCTTATTTTGGGCCTAGCGAGAACTTAGTCTTAACTTTATGCCGAACAACAAATGAACTAAGCGATCCAAAAGATTTAAGAGACAAAAATAACAAAATGAATTTGTCTGCAGTTACTTCTTTAGATGGAATTATGGGTAAAACAATAAAATATTCTCACCCCGGAGTCGCATGCATTAAAATACCTTTTGATGCTGTAAATTTTCCTCAGCTCCCAGAAAGAAATTATGTAGCAAAACTAAAAAAAATTGCGATACCCTCAAATTATAATCCTATTACTCGTAAATATTACGGAGCTTGGAATGGATTGTTTAAAGGGCAAAGCAAGAATAATTTAGATTACGGATCTATCACAGAGCAGAGCTTGGAGTGGACTGATAACCCAGCTTGGATTTTGGCAGATATATTATTAAATAGAAGATATGGTGTTGGTAGTTATGGTTTTACTGTGTCTGATATTGATATTTGGAAACTCTATGCCGCTGCAAAGTTTTGCGACGAACTTGTGGAAACAGGATTCCCTTTGGAGTATCCTAAAAGAAAATTTACAAGCAACAATCAGCCGCGAAGCAGAGAGTCTTTTCTTTCTACAAAGCCTAGTGAAAATTCATTTAGCGTAAATGTGCTATATGATTATACAAATGACTCCAATGAGAAAAAGCTAAGTTTTTTAAGCGAATTTAATTTAGGTAGCGATAATACTAGTATCGCCGCAGGAAGAAAAGTAGCTTTCTTTATGAGCGATGGCAGTATTGAGGAAAGGGTTATGATTAGCGTTAACCCATCGACCCAAACTATAATTCTAATGGGACCTAACTTCTGGGACAATTCCGCAACAAATAAAAGCACTGGAGTTACAACAGGAGAGTGCGTGATGTCTGTGAGCTACCCTATAGTAGAGCCTAGGTTTTCTGCCAATATGCTATTTAAAGAAAAGGAAGAAGCTCTGCGCGCTGTAAAAGAAATTTGTACTGTATTTCGAACGGTTGTTGCTTACTCTGCTGGCAAGGTTTCTTTTGCTTCTGAACATAAGAAAGATCCCTCTATGATATTTACTGATGCTAATGTGAGCGAAGAAGGTTTTAGTTATGCTGGCAGCCCTAGGACTTCAAGGATCACCGCCTGCAAAGTTAGGTATGCGGATAAATTTGATAATTTTAGAAGTAAGGTGGAATATTATGAAGACTCTGGAGGTATAGATAAATTCGGATATAAGCTTGAGGAGATTCTGGCAGTAGGATGCACCTCAAGAGGGCAAGCTAGAAGGCTCGCTAAATTCACAGTTATGGCTCCAAATTTAGAAAACGAATATACGACCTTTGAAACAGGAATGGAGGCAGCTTTGTTGGCTCCAGGAGCTATAATTGAAGTTTCTGATTCTAGAAGGTTTGGAGAAAATGTAAACGGCAGGATTAAAAAAATTAATCTTGGCGAACAATCAGTTATCGTTGATAAAGTAATGGATAATTTATCTTTTTATAACCCTAGTTCTCCAAATGACCCTAGGAACCCTGTGGAGTTAACAGTAATGTGTGGGAGAGGCTATGAAATTGTAGGTGAAAATGCAATAGGAGCTAAAGATAAAACTGGACTATATAAAAAAATGTTCAGCTTGTCGCAAGATTCTAACTCTTTTGATGTCGAAGAGCAGATGGCTATGATAAGTGGAATATCTAGACCTCAACTTGTGTATTTCGATGGATTTGTTGATCACGTGAATAATTCAATAACAGACTTAAAGTCTAAATTTAGATTCACACCAAACATCGGAGGAGGCACGATTAGGAGTAATGCTCATGGGCTAACTAACGGAGAAACAATAAGATTTACATCTTTTGGTAGATTGCCTGGAGGTTTAGAATCTAATAAAGACTATACTGTTGTTATTAGTGACCCTGCGCAGCAAAAAAATTCTTTTGAAATTACAGATGGGGGCAGCCCTGTGAATATAACAGACTTAGGGTTTAAAGTGGAAACTGGAGGTGATTCACCAGAAATTCCAGGAGGTGAACATTTCTATTTTATATCTAGTAGCAATGCAAAGACAGTAGCTAATTTGTCAAACATAAGCGTCGGCGCCGTTTGGTCTATCAGAGGTTATAAGAGGGATGCGTTACAGTCGGTTCAAGAGTATGACCAAGACTTGGTTAATGTTATACATCAGCAACTTGGAGGAGAGGATATACCTAACTCTGTGTTTAAAAAATCTCCAGCTCTCGGAAGATATAAAATTTTTGATATTCATAATTTAGATTCAATATCCAATCAAAAAGTGGTAACGATAAGGCAAAAATCTGCAAAGGGATTAGGGTTAGGCGATGTGCAATTAATTGTTAATTCAGATGGTAGTTTTGATTCAAATAAATTTCATTATAAATATGATGCAGTTAATCTTAGTTGGCTTAAAGTTT